TTGTCTTGCGCAGAGACAGGAATTCCTTTTCCGAACTTGAGATCGATGACGTGGATTGAATGTTTTGAAAGAATGATGACATCAGCCGTACCAAAGCCGTCAGCAACCCAGTCAGAAAAGTCGACACGCTGTTCAAAAAGAGGCGTGTCCCCCTCACCAATTTGAGAACGAACGTACAGTACATAATTGTCCACGTTAGCTTCAAAATCGTCACGTTCGTCCGCAGTGTATGACCGATAGATTTCGTTGTTTTTGATTGCTTCATATTCTGCTTCATACTCATCCTGTTTAATTTGACCATAATAGAACCTTAGACGCGTTTCGGCAAGCGAGTGGGCCAGTGTCCCTTCCGCAGAGAAATCGATGCCCTTAGAGCTTCTCTTGAGGTCTGGGAGGGTGGCTTCAAGGCGAGCCGATGGAGTGCACATTAACCAACGTTTTGAGCTAGAAGCGCTTAATAGGGCATGTGCTGTCATTCAAATCCTTATAATCTATATAGTCGTATACATATTAATGCAAAAACAGAGCTATTTTAGTCAGCTTTTTTGTTATATTTTTGTAAATATTTAAGGGCGGATTTTAAAAAATTTATAGAATCTTTAAAATGCCCCAAACCTAAGTTGCAGTTTCGGCATAATAGCGCCCTAACTTTGCCTGTTTTATGGCAATGATCTATTGCGCTTAAATGTCCAAAACCGAGTTCTTCTTTACAAATCCCACATTTATTGTTTTGCTCAAGTTTCATTTCTTGATATTGAGCTTCTGTGATATTGTATTTCTTTTTTAATTTAGAATCTCGCCAACATTTTCTGGTACGGCTTTTATCCTCTTGCCTCCAAACATGTGATTTTAATTTGTCACAAGTTTTACAAGAATTTCTAATTCCAGATTTTCTGCTTCTATCTTTGTAATATTCAGATAGCGGCTTTTCGATGCCGCATTTGGTGCACTTCTTCATTGATACCCCTTAATGGTTTATTGGTGGACTAGCCAGTGATTAAGGCACTGGCAAGGGAGCTACCCTGTTCGCCCATTGATGATATTACTCTTTTAAAGACTTAATTAATTCTGCAATTTCTTTGTTGAAATCTACGGTAATTTCTTGCTTAACTTCTTGTTTTACTTCACGATTATCTTTATATGTTTCGCCGAATTGGCCTCGTACTGCAATTTCAACCATGCGAGTATTAAAGTTTTTGTTTTCTGCATTGGCAAGCATTAAGCGCTCCCAGTATGCTTGGCTATGAACTAATGCTAAATCAAGTGCTTCTGCAAATTCTGGATACTTTTTCTTATATGCTTCTGCAGTAGATTTAGAAATTCCTAGTTCAGCCCACATCATTTTTTGAGAAGCACCTTCCCTGCCCATATCAATCATGATTTGGCACATTTCTGGTCGGTACTTAGTAGGTTGTGGGGGAGGTGACTTTTTAGCTACCACATTTCCACCTTTTGAGTGCTGCTGCTTTTCGAGTTGGTTTACCGTTTTCGTCTTTCATTGGGCCGGGAACGCCAGACATACGAGCGCAAAATGATTTTTTACGTGGGCCACCCTCTGGTTGAGGAGCTTTTAAATGCGAGCCAGTTTCTCTGTTGTATTTTTCACGGCCTTTGGCTGTTAGTCCAGCACCCTTAGATGCTGGTAGCTTTTCACCACGACCAATAGCGAGAGATACTGATTTCTTCTTAGTTGCCATTATTTTTTACCACGTTTAACTTTGCCACCACGTTTGTATGTATCGCCCATAGGATTGGCGTTTTCAAACGGTTTGGTTTGTTCTCTGTCTTTTTGAATTACGCCTTGAGCTGCTTTTTTAACCGCTGTCAGTCGAGGATTGTTTGGTTGGCCCAAATCCCAATCACCTTCGTTGGCTTCTCTATATGCTTTACGAGCAGCTTCATCAGCTTTTTTACCTACAGGGGTTTCATCATCTAAAGCGGAATATTCTGGGCTATCTTGAGAAGCAACTTGTCTTCCGCCAGCATACTTTTTAACCTTACCACCGCTTTTATAATGGCTACCTTCGCAAGCCATTTTGGTGTTTTGTTTAAAATCTTTCATTTTTTCTTCGCAGTCTTAGCTGATTCAATAAATGCTTGCTTAGTAGGAGCGCCTTTAGTGCCAACCTTTCTCATTTTTTCGCCTGAGCCTTCTGCTATGCGTTCTCTCTTTTTTTGGATGTTGGCATATAAGCCGGGTTTGGTTGCCATGATATCTCCTAATAGTTGGTGCCTCCTGAGAGAATCGAACTCCCGATTTCCTCATTACAAGTGAGGCGCATTACCACTCTGCTAAAGAGGCATAGTGTAAGGTGCCCGTCTTTCCGGGCTGTCACGACCGAGCGTCCCCAGTCCAAAAGCAGGGCTTCTTTACGCCCGCAGGAGCGCTTCACAGCGTGTCCTATCTATATTAATGCAAATAGGCACACAAAACCGCCCTAGTCTGGAATGATGATTGTTTTCTTAGGTTTAGAAGGGGGTGTTTTGTCTAAAGCACTGCGCAGATGGGGCATAACGTCATTGAGCATCATTTTGGCCATAGCGGCAGCCTTTTCCTGATGCTCAATCTCCTGTTCTGCGGTTGTGCGTTTAGCCTTACGCTCCACTTCATTGATGATGTCATTACTGACACCGGCGCGTTTAAGCAGCTGGCGTAGGTTCATTTGGTGTCTCCGCATTCAAAGCATTGATTTGTGGCGCGCACTGTGCTTGAATGGCAGCAATGATATTTGCCAACAAAACAACGGGTGTTTGTGATGGCTGGTTTAGCGCGTTAATAATGCCATTGATATCGCGAACACTAAACTGCAGTGTCATGATCTTATCATCTAATGGGTCTACTTCTTTTGCTGGTACATCTACTGTATCGTTCATTTCTTACCTTTCTTTTTAACTTCAATTTCTACATCATTATCGGGTACTGCATACTTATTCGTAAATGCGCCGTTCTTAATCATCATCTCAAAACCATCCCATAGGCGCTGTATTTTTAAATCGTTGACATACTCGATGCCTTGTAAGCGGTTTGCTAATTCGTCTTCATCAAAGCCTTTGACTGGACGGTCTAAATGTTGGCGAATCAATTCGGCAATCGCTTCATTGGTTTCCCATAGTTTGATGATGTCTTGCTCTAAATCAAAACGATCATATTCGCTGAAAAATTTCACATGTACTCCGGCAATTTAATTTTGGAACACTGCGCTGCAGCCACAGTGACTTCGGGTTTAAACGGCAAAGATTCAAACTGTTGTTTGGTTGTTAAGCATTCTTTTTCAGTGATTGGTTGTGAGCTTGTTAAAAAATCACATTTGACGCCAATGCACATAATTGCAACAAATATAAATTCGTTCATTTTTTCATCCTTTTCTTTGCTTTTTTAATTTCAGCATCAAAGTCTACACTAAACCACTGGCCCACTTGTTTAATTGCCGGCAATAATTCTTTATACGCCGCGATATCATCTTCGTGCCATAGTGTATTATTTTTTAACATGTTCTGCATGCTAACATAAGAATCAGCTAAAACGTTAACCACAATTTGATCAGAAAAATCATCATCAATTTCTAAAATCATTTTCCGCACTCCTGTGTATGGTCAAGGCGTTTTTGAATCTCGCGTTCAATATACCAGCGGGCCTTGCGTAAATCCTCAATTGGATCTGCCTTAAGATCAGCACGCCAAATATATTTTAACGCATTACCTAAATTAAAGCCCATATGCTCAGTAATTTGAATGCAATCAATGCCAGACGGGTGGCTTGTGTAATGCTTAGGCTTGTTCACTGCGTCGTGCATGCTTTCTCCTCAATTCGTTTTCCACTGCCAATACTTCTTCTTTGGTTTCGCAAACCCATAATGTTTGAATGTCATTATACATGCTCATGTCAATATCTTCAACGCCGGTAATTGTTTCAAAAATGGGATAACCTTTGTATATGCGCTCTACTATAAACGTGCTCACAACTTTAATTCCTTTTTAATAAATTCAATACCTTTAGTAAAATGATAGCGCCAGTATTTTTCTGTGACGTTAATATCTTTGTAGTTTAAACCATCTAGGAATGCTTCTAAAACAAATTGCTGTTTAGTTGGCAATCGTTCTGTAATCATTTTACGAATGTCAGCTATATCATCGGCGTCCCATGGCAGCCAGTCTTCCATCATCCATTCGTTAATCTCCGCAGGCGGATCATCTTTTTCTAACGGGTCGACATCTTCATCGGATAATCTTGGCACGACTGCGTTGACTTTATGTTTTGTTATTGTTTTTATTTTCATACCTGAGTGTCAAAAATTGCTGCTGAATAAATGTTCCCCATACCGGCGGCTAAACTTAAAATTGTATGCTGCCCTGTTGTCTCTAACGGATAAGATAAATACTGATGATCGCGACGTGTCCGATTGGCAATTGCTGGTACTAGACCTTTCTTCATGCTGTCTAGTAACAAACAAGTCTCTAGCAAACCTGACGCGCCCATGGTGTGGCCAATCGTCGGTTTAAACGATGTTGCAACAAAATGATGATCAAACAAAGTCTTGAGTGCATTACGTTCAGATGCGTTGTTTGAATGTGTGCCGGTGCCATGTGTCTTTACCACATCAATATGGCGTGGACTTAGATTGGCGTGGCGTAACGCACCATGCGCTGCTTTGATAAACCCTTCGCCATCTTCACGCTGCCCAATCGCGTTGGTGCTTTTCTCTGATGCGTTATATGAGCTTACCAAACGAGCTGCTGGATTGGCTGCGTGGCTTTCGTTTTCAAACACTGCCAAGACCGCGCCTTGGCCAATATGGAACCCGTAGTTAACGCCGTCAAAAGCCGATGGTAATACGCCGGCTTCATCTTGGTCTTTAGTTAAATTAGCTTTGGATTCACCAAAGAATTTAAGAACGGTATTGCTAACTTGGTCTTCAACCGATACTACAATGACGCGATCAAAGCGATACATCGTAAACAACATCTGCACATCCATCATGACTTTGAGACTTGATGCACAAGCGCTAGAATCGGTAATTACCATATCTTCAGCGCCAAACATTCTGGCCAGTGTGCCCGCGTAAACTTGTGTCAACGTTAGATGAGCAAACTTATAATTATAGCTTAGCTGAGTCGGTGGTATATCTTTGTTAAGGCCGGCGAACTGGGTATTACCTGCTGCCAGTATAAGAGCGGTACGGCCTTCTCGGGCGCGAATGCTTTCTACTAAAGCAGGATCTAATAATTTACTGGCCACTACATGCGGCGCATAAGCGAAACCCGATGGCGCTTTTGCATAGCTTTCGGGGAACCAATGCACTCGCTGTGGGTAATCTAAATCATCCAATAAATGCGTATTTTCGGTGCAGACAGTACGATAATCAGTTAGATATATCACTGAGAGCCGCCTCCACGCTAATAGGTTCTTTAGTCTTGTGCTGGCACATAAATTCAAACATATCGCGAACCGTTACGGGCTGCATGGTTTTAGCAATCTCTTCTGGCACACCATAGATATCGCTGAGGTAAATGCCCACCATCAGCAAATCAAGACTATCTAAGCCCGTATCAGTAATCGGGGCGTCCAGATTAGTAATATCCACCCCATTAGAATTCAGCGGGGTGGCTAAGGCTATAACGCCTTTTAAGAGAGCTAATAAGTCTTGTTCAGTCATAGCTATATTAATGCAAAATTAGGGCATCTAAAAGGGCTTCTTGCAAATTTATTTTGCCCTCTAAAACCTTAATAACTTGCTCATCAATACTATTAGACAAAACTAAATGGTGTATAATAACCGGCTTTTCTTGCCCTTGGCGGTAAATACGTGCGTTGGCTTGGATGTAGTTTTCCGAAGACCACGGGAGGTCGAACCACACCGT